AATAGTGGGTGTGTCCGGCTTTTATTCCTGAACTGGATGCACACACTCGGTTTTATTAGTGTTGGCTTCAACACCCACTACACTTTATTTACTTATTGAATAACTCATCAAATGCAGCACTAGCATCTTCAACCTTCGCTGAGTCAGCTACTACTGACGAAACTTCAGTTTCAGTCTTTTCATCGGTTGATGCATCATCTGGATTCAACCAAGTGTTAAGAACATCTGTAAGTTCCTCATAAGATAATTCCTGATATAATTCAGTAATGTCTTTTTGGTTTTCTAAGAGATTTTCCAATTGTGCCTTATCCTCTACGATTGGAGTCTGATTAGGCTTGACACGAATGGAAGTCTTAGGAAAGGAAGCACCACTTTCTTCAGCAGTAATGAACTCTACTGAAACATCACGACCACTTACGGCATCTGTGATATCACCATAGTCAGGGTCTGCAATTACTGAAAGTAGTTCTTGATAGACAGTCTTACCAAATCCCCAAAAACGAACACCTTGTGCCTCTTCACCTCTAACGATGACAGGAGCAAAAGTTCTCATTTTGGCTTCTAACTTACGAGCCATCTGATACTCTTCTCTGTTACCGCTAGTCTTTAGCTTCTGAGCAAACTCTTCGATTGGGTCTGGACGACCAAAAGAGATTGGTGAGAGATAGGTTTTGTTATTCAAACCGAAATGAAAGAACAACTCAATAAAAGGATTATCCTTATTGTGCTTGTAAGGTAACACTCTAATGACCTGTTTTCCTGGTTGTGGTTTCCATAGGTTTGAAGTCCTATTGTTTGTTGTTTGAAGTTGATTAAGACGCTTACGAATAGAATTAATATCCATTTTTTATTCTCCTTATTAGTTAATTTGCATTTCTAAGTTACTTTTGTAACCATTCAATAATAAGTATATGGTTGTAAAACCAAATACAATTATTTTTTTACTTTTCTTTATAATTTTTTGTATCAACAATACTGTGTATCTTTGTTGGTATTTTGTTAAGTCCGTTCTCATTTGTTAGTAATAAACTATTGTAGTAATCATCCCAAGGTATAGGAAATCTTTTATCAAGCACACCACCATTTAGTTCTCTGATAACTTCGTTCAGAGCATTGATTGTGTATAGTGTGTTGCTTTGTTTCTTTCTATGTAATGATATTGTATTTGGAATATCTTCAGGATGATTATCACCATCGTACTCAACGTTGTAGGTGCAGATTAGTTGGTTGTGGTCTTTACCATTCTGAAATACATATATCTTATCATAGAGTATATCATTACATAAAATGATTAGGTCAAGAATATCGTTCAGATTTTCCTTCTGAGTGAATGTACAGAGTAGTTGTGTTTTCATTATGGCTTTTCACCTGTCTTAAAGCATTTTTGCATATCTGTGCTATAAGTCATTGTGTTATCGGTTTTACCAGCTGCACCATTTTTGGAACGATAAGTTTTGAAACCCACTTCAGTTTTTTTACCTTCTTTATCAATCACATATGTGTAAACTTTTTTTCCAGTAACAATAGTTTTTTCTTTATCAGCATATTGTAGTTCATCAGTTTCCTCTAACTCAAAATCCTTTTCAAACTCTTCAGAATTTTTTACTCCTAAACAATCTCGTAGAACTTCTCCGTTAACTATATTACCACCCATATTTACGTCTAAAGCGACACCCATCATACTGTTAGGATTACCCTCTTCATATTCTCTTGGTGGGTAGTCCATCATACTTAAATGAAAAGCTCTCGCAGCTTCTTTAGCTTCCATAGATGTACCAAGTCCTGATTTAGATTCGTTTAGTTTATTCAATCTTTCTCTTTGTAAATTTACAACTCTTTCTCTTTGTTCAGATAAGTTTTTCTTAACATCTAAACCTTTAGTATCAGGATATTTTTCCTGATAAGATAATGCAACTTTGTTTATTGATTTAGTTACCTCATTTGTTAGTTTGTTACCATCAGAAGCGTATTTCAATATCATATCATATTGCTCTTCTACACTTAGTTCATCTTCAAGTGTCTTACCCTCTGGTAGATATTTTTCAAATTTTTTGTTTGTAGGTGGTTTTTCCTTTGTACCAAATAATGATTTTCTTATATTCTTCTGAGCACCTTGTGGATTAGTTTGTAGAACTTCAGATACTTTTTCCGGTGATTGTTCTAATAAAGCTTCAGCTACTGGTACTGCTTGATTATTATAATTTTCTTCAATTTCTGACATCTGATTTGCATAGTCATCAATAATGCTTTTAGCATTCTGTTTTTCATCTTCTGTTAAATCATTGTTATCATCAATATATTTTTTATAATTTTCCCCTTCTTGTGATAATGTTGAGTTATCTTGAATATCATTAGTAGTTGTTTTATCAGAGTGAAATTGTATTAATAAATTGCCATTTTCATCCTCAACAAAAGTAGCAGTATCAGATGGATTCATTCCACCACCACCAGCTTTTATAAAATCAATAGCATCTTCTTTTTTAACCTCTTGTCCATTAGGAAGTAAAACTGTATTAGCTTTCTCTACCATACTAACTTGAGAGTTTATAGAGCTCTGAGCTCCATAGAAAGTTGAAGTTTTTTTAGGTTCACCAAATTTGTTCTGTTCCTGTAGATTTTTTATTCTTTTTTGTGTTCTTTCGTATTTCTTTTTTGCAGACCTAGCGGAGACAAGACACTTAGACCAAAGTTTAGAATTTTCAATATCGGTAGGCGTATCCTTTTTACCTATACCCGCTGTTGCTTTTTGTTCTTTACCTAATGCTGTATTTTTTGTTTTGTTATACATTTCTCTAGCAAGTTCTTCTTCAGTCATATCAGGATTTTCTTCTAAAATACGAACACCTTCACCAGACATTATTTCATTGAATGCAGAACCAGCACCACCTGGTGCAGGTTTTTCACCTGTTGATTTCTCATAGTTTCCGTAACCATATTTGAACATATCACTTTTTACCTGATTATCACCATCTGATAAATCACCATCAATCACACCTTTCTCTTCATCTTCTGGTTTTTCTTTTGACTTCTCTTTATCTACTTTACCTTTTGTCACTTTAGCAATCTCATCATCAGAAGCATTTTTCTTTACTAAATCTTGAGTGTCTGGATTATGTTTCTGTACTGTATAAATGTTACCACTATCTCTATTCTTAACGATATCAGCTTCCATCAATGTACTCAACAACTCAGCCCTAGCTTCTCTACTCCAACCAAAATCTTTCAATACTGTTTCTAATGTCAATAACTTAGCACTATTCTTCACATCAGGTTTACCATCGTTAGTACGATATGCCCACTCTACTAATATTTTATTTAAGTCTGTAATCATTCAAACTTCTCCGTAATATCTTCCATTTCGTGATAGTTCCAGCCCTTACCTACTTTAACTGGAAACTTACCATTCTGTTCAATAATACCTTTTACCTTCTGTAGGAAATCTAATCCATCTGGCAGGTAAAAGTCAAACAAAAAAGAATCATAACTATACAGAACCAATTTACTTTTGTAATCACTTATCTCTGGCAAAAGTTCTGTTAGTATCTTCATATTGTTCTCTGTTTCCATCAACTGTATAAGATAGTTAAATACCTTATTTTTGTTCATATCAGACAGATTCTTCCTATATATTCTCTTATTATAAATATCAGATTCTATGAAATTATTGGATTTATAGCGCTTCCAAACACTTTCTACATAAGTCTCCACTCTAGCAAAAAATGGGTTAAGTTGTGACACTTCGTATGGAATACTTCCATAAAGATACTGAAATGATAAAGACTTTGCTTCATCATAATCCACACCATATAGCTTAGCCATATGATTATGTACCGAACCTTTTGGAAACTGATAGTCTACCACCTCACCGATCAAGCGAAGATGATATGCATCATAGTCCATCTCCACCAACATACCCTCTTTACCATATCTGCTTACGAACTTCTTTCTGCTACCATCCTTTTTGTTAAGAGCCGCAAAGTTCAAACCACCGAATCTATTTGATGGGCGACCTGTAGCGGTGTAAGGATTATACTCTGAATATACCATTCCATCTATTGTTTGTAATCCATTTGACTCTATCTTCTGTAAGTTTTCTAGTACATCTTCATTATAGATATTATACACCGATTCTGTTTCTTTTAAACCAATAACACCAGCTTTCTTCAGAATCTCTACAACATTCCTACACCACTCCAAATGTTTCATAATCGGTATGATACAATTTACATTAGATTTACCATAATATTTTCTATGAAAGTATTCGTGTGCATTTGTCAATACGTCATCTATAACCAATGGTTCATTCTTTTCTAAGTAATAATTCATTTGTACATCATGTGTATCCTTCCAATCAAAAAAGTGTAATAGTTTTTTCTTATCATAAGTGTAAACATTCTTTGATGTCCAAAGATTATCTATCATATGGATTTCTAAATTAAGAGCATCGGAATGTCTGAATGGTAAAATGTATTCTTTGGAATCTTCAGATATAGTTTTTATGTATAGCAAACACAATTTAGTATCCTTTGGATGTTTATTAAAATCACATTCGATTGGAATGACTATGGAGTCAAGCTCATTAAAAACTTTAGCAAAGTTTCTGAACTCTTTGGATGTTTCTACTATAACCAATTTATAACCTTTATTTGTATATAAGTATTACATAGCATTCTCAAAATGTAAATTAATATGAACCGCCTGTGCCACCACCAGTTCCACCACTAGAAACATCAGATGGAGCACTTTGCTGTGTATTAGTTTTTGGAGAGCTAGTTGTAGTTTCTTGTTGAGAATCACGTTGTTCACCTGTAAGTCCTAACCTGTCCATAACCGATTGTTTAGGGCTAACAGTTTCATCAGAACGATAGTATTGAAGTGTGGGTAGAAGTTTACCAATACTAGGTATTACCTGAGATGCGATAAAAATTTCTCTTCTATTTAGCTTCTCCGTTTTTCTTTTGTTACCCCTAATATACCAAGTCAAAGAAACATAATCATAGAGTGAGGATGAACCAGAATCTTTTTCTGCTATCTCAAATACTGGAGAACTACTCTGATTTGTCTTTTTTGCAAAATATCTTGTCATTTTTCCAGAATTATAATTTTCATCTGTAGGCGGTTTTGATGTTGGTTTTAGGACAGAAAGTTTTTGTTTATTTAATTTATTGTAGTATTGAAAGTCATTTTCGTATACATTTTTTCTAAAAATTAATTCTGTACTTTCATTATGTTCACCGCCGGTCATATGATATATCTCTAAATCTTTTGTGTAGTGTATATGATAAAGAGTACCCTTTGGAATAAACTTTCCTCTTTTGGTATAAAATTCGTTCTGTTTTGCTATCATATTCTTTTCAACTCTATCCGTTCTTTTATGTATATCAGCAATATTTGGAGCTATCATAGGTAGCTTTTTGTTTCTATCTTCTAAAAGCTTGTTTAGTTGCAGGTTTTGAGTCTGAAGATTTTCTGTGTTACTCTGTGTTGTATTTTCCACTATTGGTGGATTAGATGTATTGTATCCCATTTAATCTCTCCTACATTACGGTAATGTAATTTTTTGTCCTACTCTTTCTTGTGGTTCTTCATAAACTGCAAATGGTATACCGGTTATAGGTGTCCAAGAACCACCAGGACCCAAGTTCGCGTAAGTGTCCCCTAACTCTTTTAGTCTCGCTTCTATCTTTGCTGGTGTGTTAAGGTCTGATATTCCTGTTTCATTTGGAGCTTCAATTATCTCATCCCAAAATTTCTTTCTGATACTTTTATTGACCGCGTTAGTAGGTCCCTCACCATAAAAATCTGTATTTTTAGGATTATTTGCAGACTTAGTATACCATCCTGGTACAATTTTGTAGATGAGTTTGTAAGTTGGATTTATTGACCAATCAGCTATGGTAGGATCGTATGTAGATTTAAGCACCACTATTTCCTCTCTTGGTTTAGCACCAGAGTTAACCACCTTGACCTCAGTAGGCGGGCTTTCTTTCTTTATATTTTCATTAACCAATTCTACGACAGTTACAGGACTATCCCAAACAAGTTCTTCTACCACTGGAGCTTCAAATCTTTGTGCTTTTGGCACCTGATTTACAGGTTTTTCATTTTCTATCTTTGGTTGAACATAAATAATTTTTTGACTTTTTATTTGGTCAAGTAAA